CCAGCTACATCCCCACCACCACTGCCACGGTCACCCGCAGTGCTGACGTGGCCAGTATTAGTGGTAGCAACTTCTCTGGTTGGTATCGGCAGGATGAGGGGACGGTGTTTAGCGATTGGCGCTCAAATGAAGCAAATAATTATGGCATAGCTGAAATTAGCGACGGCACGGCTACAGCCAGAATTATTAACTTTGTAGATGGAAGCAATGTTTTGCGGCATCGTGCAGCTGTAGCAGGAGTAAATTCGTTTAACGGAGCAGATTCTTATGCATCAAATAGTTTTAATAGAACAGTGCTCGGCTACAAAGCAAATGACCATGCCGGGGTCAATAATGGTGGCACAGTCTTAACCTCAAACACTGGAGGTGTCCCTGCTGTTAATACTTTGGTGATTGGCGGTATTTCTTCAGGGAGTTTACAGCTCAACGGCACCATCCGCCGCCTCACCTACTGGCCGCAACGCCTACCTAACAGCACGCTTCAGACTTTGACGCAATGACCCACTACTTTCGCTTCCCCGATGAAGCCACAGCTAAGACCGTACTGGCTGACTACCTAGCAGAAAACGACACCTGGATCACCGCCAGCCATAGTCATGCGTTGGATGTAGTCGGTGAGATCCCAGACACTGATGGTTGGCATGTTAACTATCTCGGTGTTGTGCCTGATAAGTGGCTGCAATATGCCGTCACCCCAGAACACCCTTATCGAGTATTCCTATGATTACCATTCTTGGGGTCAAGGTTTCTTATGAGACCTTGGCCTTTTTTGCTTTGTTTATTGCTTCTGAATACCTCGGCATGACTAAGAAGCGTCGTGCTAACAGTGTGACTCAAATCATCTCAATGGCGGCTGCTTACTTCGGCAAGACCCGTACTGAAGACGACCAGATCCGCCGCTTCCGTCGTGCATTAAAAGGGAAGTAGTTCGATGGTACTGCTGAAGGTACTTCAATTCTACCCCCAAACGGACAGTGCAACAGGTCACGGAGATCGGATGTGCTTTAGCTCTACCTGCGCTATGGCCATCAAGTATCTCCGTCCTGATGCATTAAAAGGTAGTAATGCAGATGATGATTACCTGAGAACTGTTCTCAAATACGGCGACACAACTCAATACACCAGTCACATCAAAGCCTGTCAGCAGTACGGCATTCTTGCCACCTTTTACCAGAAAGGCACAAGACAAGCGTTACTCAACGAACTCAAGGCAGGCTTTCCAGTCGCTACAGGCATCCTCCACAAAGGTCACGTCTCTAACCCTGTTGGTGGTGGCCATTGGATGTTGTTGATTGGTGATGACGGAACCAATGGCATCTTCATGGATCCATATGGTGAGATGGATAACGTCAACGGTGGCTATGTCAAAGTTGGCTCCGGTGGTAAGGAAGTCAAGTATTCCTGGAAGAACTGGCTCAAGCGTTGGGAAGTTGAAGGCTCTGGCACTGGCTGGTTCATGACCTTCAGACCCGTCCAACAGGCACGCCCCCTCACCACCTACGACAACACCTGGGCGGGAGTTAAAGCTGCTGCTACTGCTGCAGGCTGTAAGCATCCCTCCGTTGTCGCTGCTCAATGGGCCTTGGAGAGTGGCTACGGGAAGCACACCTCTGGCAAACACAACTACTTCGGTATCAAAGGTACTGAAGGCCAAGGAACCCTCAAACGTACCACTGAATTTGTTGGTGGTATGGAGATCAAAACAGACGCTTGGTTCAAAGACTACCCATCACTCTTTGAATGCGTCCAAGATCTCGTCAATAAGTGGTACAGAGACTACAAGAATTACAAAGGTGTCAACCGTGCATCCTCTGCTGAGGAGTGTGCTCGTCTTCTTGTCGTCGAGAAATACGCCACTGATCCCGCTTATGCGGACAAACTAATACGTATTTTGCGGGAACATGATTGAAGCCGCCGTATCTGCTGCCATCGCTGCAGTCACAGCCATGGTAGCCCTTAACACACGACTCAATAACAAGATCGTAGAAGTTGATTCACGAATCGACAAAGTAGAACTCAGGGTTGCTGAGAACTACGTTCAAAAACAAGAGCTATCAACAGCTCTTCAGAAGATGGAGGATCACATGATCCGCATCGAGAATAAGCTCGACCAAATAGTTTTACGAAATGGCTAAACAAGTAAAGGCTACAGAAGATACCTTTAACGAACTCCATAACCTTGTCACTGCAGAACTCATCAGCCGTATCAGGTCTGGTGAGGCATCCACTGCAGATCTAAAGGCAGCCTGTGATTGGCTTGCAAAGAATGACATTACTGGAGTTGCAATGGAAGGTTCCCCTCTTGATCAACTTGTGAACATCCTCCCCAAGGTTGATCCAGAACTCGTACGGAGTCGGTTGAATGGCACGCGACTGGAAAAAAGAGTATAAGGCCCGAGCTGAGTATTTAAAGTCATACCGTCGTGAGCATCGCAAAGAAGATGCTGCACGAGCAAGAGCACGTCGATCAATGGGTGATATCCCTAGTGGTTATGAAGTCGACCACAAGGATAACAATCCAATGAATAACTCACGTGAGAACTTGAAGATTGTTCCACGTAAAACTAACCGTGCAAAGGGAGCACGTAAGACGAACGCTAAACGGTAATGACTCCCCTACTTCCCTCGCCTGACCACTATCTCCAAAACCTAATAACCATGACAAGCCCTGAAGCAAAGCGGCTCTGGCGTAAAGCCATTAAAGAGCACTTCAATTGTCAATGTGTTTACTGCGGAGAAACTTATGACACCAATGAACTCACTCTTGATCATGTTCGGCCTAAAGCATATGGAGGTTCTGACCTTACATCCAATCTTGTGCCCAGTTGTAGATCGTGTAATCAGGCAAAGGGAAGTCAAAACTGGCTCCAATGGATGAGAGCCACCTTCGGTGAAAACCCCAACAAAGAACAGCTTATTCTCTCTTGGATTAATTAATTATGGCACCTAAGAAGCCCACTATGCTGCAACGTCAACGCGCTCTTCGTAAGCAACAACAAACCAAACAGCAGTCTGCTAAGCAGCTACCACCCAAAGGCCAGTCATCTGCTGATTCCCGCCAAGCTCGTGGTCAACGTACAACCACGGCTAAAGCCCAAGCGGCTAACCAGCAACGGGTGATTGCTCGTGGTATGGAAGGTTTTATCCGGCGTGGTAAAGCTCAAGATAAACTCGATGCTGCAGCTAAAGGTACTCAAGGTACTGGTACTCGCACTGCAGGAGCAGGTGGTGGACTTGCTACCACCTCAAAACCCATTGGCCCTCGTCGTCAGCTTCCTGCTAGTTCTCAGTCAAGTGGACGGCCTCGTACTGGCAATTCTAGTCAGCCTTGGGGAAATCAGCCCGTGCGAAAAGTAAAGGTTCAAGATCTTGGGTCTCCCAATCAGTTGGGTCCGGGCCCTAATGGCGGTCAACGCAGCCTGCCTCCTTCCCAACAAGGTCCACAACAAGCAACGCGTCTCCAAACTGCTCAGGCCAAACTTGACAGAGCTGCTAAAGGTTCTACTGGCCCCAATCGTGTTGGTCAGCCTGCTGGGGCAGCAAATCGCCGATACGGTGCCAATGTTGTTAACAACGCTGTCACACGTGCTCAGCAAGCAACACGACTAGGTAAAAACCTTTCTGTAGGCCGGCTTGGTGGTGCGGCAGCGCTTCTTGGAATGGCTAATGCAGTTGATGATGCACGTCTTACTGACAAGCAACGCACTGACAAATATAAAGTTGTTGACCCCAACCGTGGTCAGCGTCTGATGGACAATGTTTTGTCAGGCAATAAGCCCAAGCCCATCACTAAAGGCAACGCTCAATCTCGCTTTGCTGGTGCACGTGACGCCAACCTGAACCGTATTAACAACGATCCCAAATTTGCTGCACCCGCTGCCAAAGCTAAAGCGCCTGCTCCTACCCAATCCGGGGGTGGTTCCACTCAATCCAGGAGTGGTGGTGGATCCTCCCGTCCTGCAGCTCCTGCTCCTCGTCGTCAACCCGGTCCTGCTGCTGACGCCGGAATGAAGAACCAGGACAAGAACTACCGGGGCAACGTGTTTGAAAAGACCTTTGGTTACAAGGCTGGTCAAGCTCCTGACCAACAAAAGGCTCGTTTCAAGAGTGTTGACAACAAATTCGGTCAAGACTCTGGCTACGAAGCCAAGACCAAGGTTGACGGTAGCAAGTATGCCGACAAGAAACCTGACATGAAGAAGGTCAATGAATATGACCGTCTTCGTAAGAAGTACCACAGCTAACTCTTAACTATCGCTGAGAGGCCTCTGGAAGCCCCTGGAAGGCCTCTCTTTTTCTATTTAGGTACAATCTACCGTGAATGATATCTTAGCGGCTTTACGGGGCGATTTTAAGCTGTTTCTACAAGCACTGTGGCAGCAGCTTGATCTTCCTTCCCCAACACGAGCACAATATGCTATTGCTGACTACCTCCAACTAGGCCCCAAACGACTACAGATCCAAGCCTTTCGTGGTGTAGGCAAGAGCTGGATTACTGGTGCCTTTGTGTTGTGGACACTCTTCAACAACCCTGAAAAGAAGATCATGATCATCTCCGCCTCAAAGGAGCGTGCAGATAACATGTCCATCTTTCTTCAGAAGCTGATCATTGAAACCCCGTGGCTTAGCCATCTCAGACCGAAGTCGGATGATGCCCGGTGGTCTCGTATTAGCTTTGATGTCAACTGCTCTCCTCACCAAGCACCATCAGTCAAGTCAGTCGGTATCACGGGTCAGCTAACGGGTTCTCGTGCAGACCTGATGATTCTTGATGACATCGAAGTACCTGGTAACTCGATGACCGAGATGATGCGAGAGAAGCTCCTTCAGCTCTGTACAGAAGCGGAGTCGATCCTCACACCAAAGAAGGACAGTCGGATCATGTACCTCGGTACACCACAGACTACCTTCACCATCTACCGCAAGCTAGCGGAACGTAACTACCGACCCTTTGTCTGGCCTGCCCGGTATCCACGTAAGGACAAGCTCAGTCAATACGAGAACCTCCTAGCTCCACAGATCGTCGAAGACATCGAGATGGGTGCTGATGAGTGGTCTCCAACAGACCCTGACCGTTTCCAATCCGATGACCTGTTGGAACGGGAAGCAGCCATGGGTCGTAGCAACTTCATGTTGCAGTTCATGCTTGATACCACGTTGAGCGATGCAGAGAAATTCCCACTTAAGTTCTCCGATCTCATCATTACCTCCGTTAACCCGACTCAAGCGCCGGATGCTGCTGTGTGGTGCAGTGACCCTCGTAATGTGCTCAAGGATCTGCCTACGGTTGGCCTACCGGGTGATTACTTCTACTCCCCGATGCAGCTCCAAGGAGAGTGGACTGACTACACCGAGACGATCTGCTCCGTAGACCCCTCAGGTCGTGGTAGTGACGAAACCGCAGCAACCTATATCTCTCAGAAGAATGGCTTTCTCTACGTTCACGAAATACGAGCGTATCGCGACGGTTATAGCGACAATACACTTCTTGACATCCTTCGTGGGTGTAAGCGGTTCAATGTTACTAAACTCCTTATCGAAACAAACTTCGGTGACGGTATCGTCGCAGAACTGTTCAAAAAACACCTTCAACAAACCAAACAACCCATAGACGTAGAAGAAGTCAGAGCCAATGTCCGTAAGGAAGACCGGATCATTGATGCTCTAGAACCCGTCATGAACCAACACCGCCTGATCGTTGATCGAGGGGTGGTGGAATGGGACTACAGCTCTAACAAAGACGCAGCACCAGAGGAACGGCTTCTGTACATGCTCTTCTACCAGATGAGTCGCATGTGCCGAGAGAAGGGTGCCGTTAAACACGATGACCGTCTTGACTCCCTAGCTCAGGGTGTCAAATACTTCACCGATGCCATGTCCATCAGCGCCTACGAGGCCGTTAAAGCCCGTAGACAAGAAGACTGGCAGGATCTGCTGGAGACGTTCCTAGACGACCCTCAGAGCGCCACAGATCACCTCGTGATGGGGTTCTCTCTTGACCAGCGGAGAGCTGCCAGAGGTGGCGGTAAACGGGGCTCTATTCCCACGTGGGTCCAATGATAAGACCCTAGTCATAGCAACAGAAGTGGACCGATAACACACTATAACGGGGAAGGGGGGAGTCGTGTCTCACGTAGACGTGATCCCCAACTCCCCTCCACTGATGTCCCCGTGAATGGACATCCCTTCACTAATGACACAAAAACAACTAAAGACACAATTTACTGATGTCCTCAGCGAACGAAGTGAGCGGGTGAATGGACATCTCTTAATTACTACTGAAACTGAAACTAAAGGAGATTGAATACAGATCATCTGAATGGTCCCTTAATGACCATCTGAATGATACAGATTCTACTACCTGCACAACAAACAACTACTAATGCATTCCGTTAAGCTGATCCACATCACACCAGAAGCAGAGAACCTCATTAGCTACATGGCTAGGGTATCAAATCCATCCAATCAATCAAACACTGAGACCAGTGCTAAGCTAATTAAATACCTCATTGATCATCAACATTGGTCTCCCTTTGAGATGGTCAATATGTGTGTAGAAATCAATACCACTAGATCCATAGCAGCTCAGATCCTGAGGCATCGAAGCTTTAGTTTCCAGGAATTTAGTCAACGGTATGCAGATGTAA